TGATATAAATATGCTGGGTAAACGTGGCTTAACTACAGTGAAGTTTTCTAGCTTTTTTCCAGCACAGGATTATAGTGGAATTGTAAATAATAATTCAGATAGCCCATATAGTTATGTAGAAAAAATAAAATCTTTTGCGGAAAAAGGTCAACCTTGTAAATTAGCTATATCTAATACAAATATAAATCTTAATGTAACTATCGACAGTTTTGACTATAGTGAAAAAGATGGTACAAGTGATGTGTATTTCTCTATTTCTCTGCATGAGTATCGTTATATATTGCCGAACTCCAATAAACTTAACAATACAACAGGACTTGCAAGTAGAGTAGCAGAAGAACAAAAAGAAAAAGTTATTAATTGGTATCCAGGTATGGATCTGATGGACGTAGCAGCACAGAGTGTGGGGCAGTTTTTCCCGATTGAGGAACAAGACGCAAAGCAGTTATCTGTATTTAGGACGTTGGCAAAAACGAAGAATTTGAATGTCGGCACTATACTTCATGCAACAAAACAGTCTATAAAAGTTTCTAATGATACGATTATAAATTTTTAGGGTGATAGTATGCTTATATGTAAATATACAGATCCGCCGCTTACACAAAAAGAACAAGAAGAATTACAGCAAAAGAAAAATAACAATGAAGCATACGCTGAACCATTATCTGATTTTGATATTACAAATTTTGTAACGAAATGGACATGGAGCGGTGATAGTGAACAAGCAGCAAGAAAACTGGAATTTGAGATTGTTTATAATACCGTAGATAAAGACAGTGCCTTTACCGCCTTGAATTTAAAAGTAGGCGGTTTTATTTATTTATCTTATGCTGAAACGGAAGAATCAGAACCTGTTGAAATCTTTGAGGGTAGGATTTTTTACAGAAAAAGAAATTCTAATACATTTACTTTTTCTTTTACCTGTTATGATGATATGGTCTATTTAGCAAAGTCGAAGGTACAAATGCTATTTGATGGAATTACCGTAACAGATGCTATAAAGCAGGTGTGTGCAGAAATAGGCATAAACACAGCGGTGGATATTCCGCAGATTAATACTGTGGTCAGTTTTATTGCTGATGGTAAATCTTGCACTGAAGTTTTTAAAATGTTATTTGAGTATACCAAAGCTGATACAACAAATAATCCGAACGGTGAAGATTATACGGTAATTTGTTTAAACGGAAATGTAACGGTCATTAAAAAAGGTGAGCTAATTGAAAATTATATAGCTACTGATTTAACTGATATTGATAACTCGGAACACTCCGAAAGTATTGAAAGCATGGTAAATCGTATAAAATCTGTTGATGATAATGGTAATATTTGCCAAGTTTTCACGAACAATGATGATGTTACGCATTATGGCATGATACAAGATATCTATAAAATGCAACCACCTAAAGAGGGTGAAACAATAGATAACGTAAAAATGGCAAAATCACGACTTAAACGGTTGCAGGACGAAAGTTCTATTAAAGTGATTGGCAATATACAGTGTATTACCGGATACACGATTGAAGTGCAGGAAGAGCAACTCAAAGGCAAATTTTTTATAAAAAGTGATACGCATAATTTTAGTGGTAATGTGCATACAATGGATTTAACTTTGGAGTATATACCAGATAATCCCCAAATACCAGAAATTGAACAGCAAGATATCGCTGTACCAGTATTTAAGAGTAGTAAACGTAAAAAAACTACTGGTGGCGGTAATGGAAGTTTAAAAGTAGATAGAGGACTTAGTACAGGTTTTGATGCTTGGGGAGGGACTACCATGAATAACGGTAAAAATGGTTGTGTTGAAGCTGTTGGAAAAATGGGTAGTTATTATAGTCCGTTTTTAGCAGAGCAGTGTAATAATGGTGTTGTTGGTGTACCTTCTATGGTAGCAAATGCAGATAGTGCCGGGCTTTTGGAAAATTTTTATATAGGTAATTTAGAAAAAGGCGATGTTATTGTTTATGGCAATGATGACCATGTAGTAATTTATGATGGTAATGGTGGATATTATGGCAATAGTAGCAGTAAAAATGTTGTGGTACATGGTAGAGATTACAATAGCCTAAACATGACACCAACAAAAATTATAAAAGCAAGCAAAGGATGATTAAATGAAAAAAACGGAAGATCCGTATAAAGCAATGTTGATGCTTTTTCGTAATGTTGGTGGTAAGGCGGGACTACAATCCACTGTACAAATTGGCACTATTGTAAGTCCACCACCAGAAATAAAAGTGCAATGGAATGGTATGCTACTTGATAAAAAGTGGTTTTATATAGATGATTACTGGTTGCAGGGGCATACAAGGCAGATACGAGGACATATAATTTCTGCTACCCAAAATCGTGGTGGTGGTGGCGGTGATGCTGCTTATGAAAGTCATAACCACGATATCGATAACGAGTATACAGCTTCTATTATTTATACTGATACATGGCAAATTGGCGATAAAGTTTTAATGATACCGATTATGGGAGATGATAATAAAACAGTGAAACAGTTTTGGATATTAAGTAAAGGTAAAAGATTGGACGGTAATTGATATGGCTAATCCTTTTATGATAGGAAATACCGTAAATACTGAACAGTACAATACGCAAAAAGAATTTAAAGAATATGCATGGGATTTTTCTCGAAATTCTTTTATTTATAATGATGATGGTTCTATGAAAATAGTTACACGAAATGAAGCAATAAAAGTATGGGTATATAAAGTATTGCAGACAGAACGATTTCGATATGGTGTATATTATGATGATTATGGTCTAGATTTAGAAAGATTTGTAGGGAAGGTAGCTAATGATGAGATAAATGCTAATGAATTATATAATGCTGTTAAAGAAACATTGCTTGTAAATCCGTATATTTTAGCGGTTAATAATATATCTGTCGAACAAGTAAATAAAAAGATAATTTTAAATCTAGAGCTTACCACTGTATATGGTAAATCTACGCAGAAAATCGAGGTGTAATATATATATGTTTGAAATGGAAACAAGAAAAAATATCTTGGATAGATTAAAGCAATATTATACCGAAATAGCAGGGGATAAAGTAAATATTATTGAAGGAGGTTTTGTATGGGATACGCTATCTGCTAATTCTAAAGAATTTGAAAAAGCATATGCTGAAATGGCATTGATAATTGAAGCTTCTTTTCCGCAAACAAGTTGGGGTGATTGGCTCACAAAAAAAGCTGAAGAACATGGTATTATACGACAAGAAGCCACGAGTTCTAGTGTTATTCTGACTGTAACAGGGCAAGCAGGAACTACCGTACAGGAAGGATCATTATTCAGCACCAGTGATGGAAAAAATTTTATTACAGTAGAAACTAAAAAAATAGAATCTATAGGAACAGTAGATATAAAGGCACAATCTCAAGATGTAGGTACTTCTTATAATGTAGATGCCGAGACGATAACAAAAATTCCTATGAGTATTTATGGTGTATCTAGTGTTATAAATAAATCAGCAGCTTATGATGGTTTTGATGAAGAAACAGATGAAGAACTTTTAGAAAGATTGCTTTTTAAAGTACAAAAACCAGCAACAAGTGGTAATCCATATCATTATGTGCAATGGGCAACTGAAGTAACAGGAGTCGGTGGAGTAAAGGTAATAAGGCTTTGGAATGGTCCTGGAACTGTTAAAGTTATAATAACAGATGCTAATAATGGTATTGCAAGTGAAGATTTAATAGAAAAAGTTAAAAATCATATTGAAGAGCAAAGACCAATTGGTGCAACTGTTACGGTTGTAAGTTTAGAGCCAGTTAAAATAGATATAGAATTAAAGGTTACAAGTGGTACAGCAAGTATAGAGGGTATAAAAAATGCTGTTAATGATTATTTTAAGAAAAATATTTTTAATGCCACATATGTATCTTATGCAGTGATTGGTGGTATTATCCTTAACAATTCTGCAACTACAGGTGTTTTAGATTATACGGATTTAAAAATAAATAGTAATACAGAAAACATTCCTCTAACTGATGAGCAGATGCCGACGGTAAATGAGGTGAAGATAATTGAATGATATAT